TGCTAATCAGCCACTGCGGGTCAGGCAGGCTTTTGATGCCCATCACGTCGAGAATTTCATAGACATCGTCCATGATGTCCTGAGGGGTTTCCCCAAGGTCTTCATCTTGCTGACGCTCTTGCGGGCTCTCTAGCTTTTTTTCCGGTGCGGGGAGAGCCGCCGCTTCCTTTACCTTCGTGTCCCACAACGCAATCGCCTGCTCCCATTTCTGGTTAAACAGGCTGGGTCCACGCCCTTCCCGCTCCAGCAGGATGTGGTTGGGCGTGCCGGGTTCGAACAGGCGCGACTTGACGTTCTGGTCATAGACCTTCCACGCCTCGCGCATTTCTGCCTTGTGGCCATCTGTGGGGTCGAACGGGCATTCCCGAAAAAGGTTCACTACCCGACCCCAGATCAGGCGCGTCATGTAATCCTCGCGACCATCCACGATCTGGCCAAAGCCATCTACGGCCTGACTTGGACTCTGAGTGATCTCACCCCGCTCTACGCGCGTGAATTGCGATAGAAGCTCGTCGACGGCCTCTGTAACCCATGACGGTGCTTCCTGCACGCCCACGACCCAAGGCTCATAGCTCTTGACCCAAGCGTAATTGACGCCGCTTTCGTGCATACTGGGAGGCAGCATGGCGAAGCCACCCACGCCGCGAATATCGATGCCTATGCTCGTCTTGTTAGTTGGCGGAACCCAGCCTTCTGGGGCTGTGAAGAAGATCTGGATTCCGCCTCCACCGGTGCGCTGCGTTGCAGTGCGCAGTGGAATTCCTTCATTCCATTGTTCGAGAAGCTCCTCGAGCCATTTCATGGCCTTAGGATGGTTATGGCTGTCAATGTCCAGCACCCATGTGCCGCCAGACGCAGAGCCTGTGATGATGCCCATGTTTTCGCGATTACGGAAATCGCCGGCAGCGCCATACCAGCTATCGAACGTCTGATCGTCCGTCAGTTGGTTTTCATATTCGCGCCATTTGATGATCGGGCGCTTCCATGCACGGTCTTCCCTTGGGAGCTTGGCGGGAACCACCTGCATCCCCAGTTGCCGATACATTTTCGCCCAGTCAGCGGGCCCAGAAAACTCTGGATCAAATAGAATATTTTTCACAGCCAGCCCCATTAATAAAATAAATTAAAGCAATTTCGCTCCGTAATAAGCAATCAGGGCAGCATCAGATCGACCATCATCCTTTTTGCGCTGGAATAGCTCCGCCTGCGCAGGGAATAATTGCATTGCCCTCTCCCGACTTCCGTCCTTGCCTGCGCGCTGTCCCACAGCCTTCTGCCACGCCTGAGGCGTTACAAGGGTGGTGGGGATGTCATAGGCGGCCAGAATGCCTTCCACCATGCCGCTGGAGCGCCCAAAGCTAAAGACGCTTGTCACGCCCTGCCCAGCCATTGCGTTGACACGCTCAAGGAACGCAGCCTCGACTTTGTGCCGGGTCAGGATGTTAGACAGCAGCACGGCGCTGACCTCTCGCTTGTTCTTGCCATTGCGAGAAATCTCAACCGTCGGCATATCCGCGATTTCGACAGCCCCCTCGACCGTGTCGTAGAAGGCTATCGCCCCGGACAAGCCGGGGTCGATGCCAATGACAATCATTTGGTGCGCCAAATCCGCGTGCCACCTTCTACCTCACGGGCGACAAAAGACCAGTGCGCGCACGCATTCTTGCGCCGCCACGAATAAGCCGCAGCGTTCAATGCGCCCACCTTTTTTCCTTCAGCAAAAAAGCTATCGCCTACCTTCATGTCGGCAAACGGATATTTATAAGCATTATGCGGAGCGGGGATATTTGATACAATCGTAAACATATATAATACCTTTCAAATTAAAGCCCGAGGGCGTCTTTATACAGTTCAATCATGGCTTCTTCGGCTTCCCGTTCGGCCTTTTCCTTTTTACGCAACTTCACAATTTCCTTCATGGCCTTGGTATCAAAGCCAGCGGACTTTGCCTCTGCGTAGACATCCTTGATGTCTGCCGCGATATTCTGCTTTTCTTCAGTCAGGCGCTCGACGCGCTCGATCAGCAGGCGCAAGCGCTCTGCGGTATTTTCGTCAGTCATTGGTTTGCTCCTTTTCTGCAATTTTATCGTCTAGAAATTTATCAATTTCGTCATCTGACAGTTGACGTATATCCATCATGGAATCAGCCAAGCTATATGCAGCGATGGCCATGTTGGCCAAATTGCTGTAACCGTGCAGCCCAGCCACTGTTCCCTGCACGATCATCCCCGCGAACCAATCGCGAAGCTCCATACCCGGAGCATTTCCGCGCGGGTAAACGTAATCGTCCTTCATTATTTGCTCCTTAATTTATGCTCTCCGATTGGGCAGACTTCACACCTGCCTCAATGTCTTCCTTGATCGTCTTTAGGACGTGATCAATGAATTCCTCTGCAACGCCGGCGATGCGCCCTGCAATCAGCATATTGGTCAGCACAACACCGACAATGGCGATGGCGTCACCGGGCTGCTTCACGTCGCTGTAAACCTGTTCGTGCAGCTTTTTTGCCGCCTCCCAAATTCCGTCTGCACCCAAGTGGGCGTCTTCCTGTTCATCCATAAAATATCCTTCACTTAAATATGTGGCGCAGACCCATAATGATCTCGACCGCCTCATGGTTACGTTGATCTGTTGTATTCAGACTTGCCGCTGCCTCAGTCAAAATGATTGGCGCACAGACATAGAGCGCGCGCTTGGCCGCTTGGCGGGCAAACACCTTCTCTGCCTCCGACGACCGCTCACAAAAAGCATACGGCGAAATGGCCTCAGCTATCCGGTCAATCAGTTCGTCAAGCGTTTCGACGTGATCCTCCGGCACCATTGTCATATTAATCGTCATATTCTTCTGGCCGGAAACCAGTCATCAGAGCCTCGACAGCAACAGACACAGGCCCCGGCACTGGGCTTTGGCCGCTTTCATAACGCCTAATGGTACGATCAGCGCCACGGCCCATGCGCAGGGTCTTGGCTAACTGCGATGCAGACATTCCAAGCTCGTCCCTTGCTTTACGGAAATCATCCTTGTTGGGTTTCATTATCTTCCTCATTATCAGGCAGAACCGCTAAGCTAGGGTTCTACGCCCTACCATGTCAAGCACGCTTTTTCATGCGGGCGGTAATTGCCTGCCGCATCATGTGCGGTTGCCAGTTCCAAACGCGCATCGCGATGTCGTATTCCCGGCACAATTCGCGGATTTCGGCTTCCAATTGGCGCTGCTCAATTTTTATTCTGTCGAGGCGATTAAATGCCTTTGCAGCTTTTTTGATAATTTCGTCTTCAGACATGTAATTTGACATAATTTGCTCCTTGCCCCTTGTCGGGGTTGCTTGGGTAGGGCTGAGCGCCCTATCGCGTCAAGCTCTTTTTTGTGTTGACGTAAAAAAAAGTAGGGCGTAGTGTCCGGGCATATCGATTTTACCTACCTATGAGGATGCTATGCAAACCTACAATAAAATGCCCGAATATCTGGCTTTCCGAGCCGCGCAAAACTTTCGCGGGCTTGACCCTGAGGGCTTGATTGCGTCCGTTAGCAACGTCACAGTCGACCTCGAGACTGCGGTTTCGCAGCTTCGCATCACTGACCGTAATGGCCAGACCTACCGCATTACCATCGAAAACGACTGAGGCTTATGACAAATCCATTTGAAGCGCACGGCATTACCCACCTATCTCCGTCGACGTGCAACACGTTCACGGCATCTCCTGCCGCCTTTGTGCTGCAGAAATGCTTGAAGAAGACGAATCTGGTGGGGCCGGCTGCGCATCGCGGGACGGCTGTTGAAGATGGCGTCGCGCATGGCCTGTTGAACCCCGGCGCCACGCTCGCGGAATGCACCAAGGTGGCGTTGGACAAGTTCAACACACTGTGCGCCTTCCTGAGCGGCGACAAGGTCGAGAAGGAGCGGAATGGCCTAGCCGGCATGGTCGAGATGGGCCTTGCAGAATTGAAGCCCTATGGCGTCCCTTCGTCGACGCAGGGCGCAATCAGCCATAGCTTTGAGGGGCTCGCAGTCCCCATGATCGGCTATTACGACTTTGAATGGGAGCAGCACGGTCGCCTGACTGACTTGAAGACCAGCCATGCGCTGACCAGCAAGATCAAGCAGAACCACGCGCGGCAGGTGGCTCTCTATCGCGCAGCGCGCGGGGACAACCTCGAGGCGATGGTGACCTACATCACGTCAAAGAAGCGGGCCACATATGCGCTTGAGAACGCGCGTGAGCATGTGGCTGCGCTGGGCAAGATCGGCCTGACGATCCAAAAGTTTCTGTCTCTTAGCGAAGACCCAATGGAATTGGCGTCGCTGGTCGTGCCTGACGTTGAGAGCTTTTATTTCGATGACCCCATGACCCGCCAGACGGTGTTTGAGATCTGGGGCATCTAATAAGTTTCCGCACAATGCGGGGAAGCACGTTGCGGGCTAAATCGCGACATATTGGAGTATGGTAAAATGGCTTTTGGTTTTAACTATGAAGGTTCTGGCAACGACATCGTCCCGGTTCTTAAGTTCGACGCGCGTGCGGGTCGCTTCTTTCGGGTAGATCGCTCTGATGGCGTCAACAATCCTGTCGACGTGACGCAGGGCTTCAAGGCCGTAATGGACTTCGAAAACATCGAAGTGGGCTACATCAATTTCCCGGCTGGTGCTGCGCCTGAATTCCGGCTTGTGCCGATTGGCCAGCCCATGCCAGAGAACCCCGGCGGCAAGTTCCGTCAGGGCATCCGCATGATGCTCAAGCTTGGCAAGGATAGCGGTGGCGACATCCGCGAGATCGCGACGACCGCTAAGGCCGTTCTGAGCGCCTTTGACGCCTGCCACACGGCATATATGGACGGCGTCAAGGAAAATGCCGGCAAGCTGCCGGTGGTTGAACTTGAGACCACAGTGCCTGTGACCACGCAGGGCCGTGATGAGAAGGGCAATCCGGTCAAGACGACCAACTATTCGCCTGTCTTCAAGATCGTTAGCTGGGTGAAGCGCCCAGACGATCTGGTGTTTGTGCCCAAGGGTGGCGGCAATGCTCCCGCTGCCGCTCCGGCGCCTGTCGTGGCTGCTGCGCCGCCATCAACCGGGTCGACGCAGGTGTCGGCTCCGGTCAGCGATGACGACGATTTCGGCTAATAGACAAGAGGGTGGGCGGGGTGCTAAGTCCCGCCCATCTTTTTGAGGTTATTAGTATGCGATTTCAGATAACGATGAATATGCCTTCCCGAAGCGGAAACTCAGTTCACCAGATCATTGGAGAGCATCCGGCCAACAGCTTGGGTGAGCTTGTCGATGAGCTTTCCAATTCGGATTTCATCATTGTCGACGAAATTTATAAAGACAACGAGGCCGCGCGCGGCATGGGCAATTTCTACAGTGTTGGCCAGATCGCGATTAATCCTCTCTTCATTGGCAAAATCAAGGTCCTGCAACAATGACGGAAGATCTGGCTCAGGTCATGCAGGAGCGCAGTGATCGATACGGTCGATTTATAGAGCGCGCAGCAATCACTCAGTCGATCAAACACGCAATGGCGTCGCCGGGCTGGCACAGGCTGGCCTGCGACCAGAAAGAGGCTCTTGAGACGATTGCGGTTAAGATCGCGCGGATACTAAATGGCGACCCTGACTATGCCGACAACTGGGTCGACATAGCCGGATACGCCATGCTGGTTGTTGAGCGCCTTAAAGATAGCTCGCGACATACCCCAGAGCAGCCGCAATAGCGCCAACGGCGATTGCGATCTTGCCCCTGCGGTTTGGGGCGGCTTCAGATAGAGGTGAGCCTGATTTCAGGACTTTGCCGATCACACCTTTGGCAGCGATACCGCCAATAAGATTTTTGATTTTCATACTGATCTCCTTACGCCCAAGTGGCGTATTTCTTCGTCTTCATGCGACGGTCATCGAGGCCGTGTGTACCACCATTGATGCGCTTTGTCAGTGCGAGGATGGCCGCGTCGTTGATGCCTTGATCGAAGATGCCCCAGAGCTTGTTGCGGTCAAAGAACCACAGCGCGCTCTCAAAGCAGAGTTCATTAGCCACAAGGTCCGGGTTGTCCATGACATCTGGCCGACCGATGTAGGCTGCAAACGCTGCGTAGTTGTCCTTGCCAGTCAGTTGGAGCGCGCCGCGTCCGCGATACTTCCATCCGTCTCCTGAGCCTTCAGGTCCGTTGCCCATGCGATTTGCATAGACGCGATTGGCAAT